GCTGTGTCACGGATTGCGGTTACCTTGGCGCTGGTGGCAAGGCGGATGTCCTCGCGCCAAGTCTTGAGCGCAGGGTCAGCCGCTTTGCCGTTGTCAGCCTCGCGGATGATGATCCAGTCGGTGGGCGCCAGCAGCGTGTTGGCAGTGGTGCGTGTCTGGGCTACCCACTGATCGACAAGTTGCGCGTGGTCCTTGGGAATCAGATCGCCGTCTTCAGTGCGGCCCCAGTAGAACCGCTCGTCGTACGGTTCGGGGTCGGGCACCCAGACGATGCCGAGGCGATCGCGGTCCAGCTCAGTGCTCAGACGCAAAAAGTTGGCGGGGTAATTGATGTTCTCGTACTCCCATGGGGTGTCCATCGGGAGGGTGCGGCCATCGGGAAGTGCGTAGGGCATGGGTCTAGGTCCGTAAATGAAGGTTAGCGAGCGCGGGAATACTTAAAGGGCGCCTCCGCGAAGGCGGCGTAGATGTAATTGCGTGTTCCAAACGCAAGTTCACCAGCCGCGCTGGCCCTGATCTTGAAGCCATTTGACAAAAAGTCGATGGTTGTAGTTAAGCCAGTAGCGCCTTCTGCTGCTGATGTATTTGGCCTTAGCTCGCTGGTGTCAGATGTGCCAGAAATGTTGTAAGTGCGACGAGCAGAGTCGAAAATGTACCATTGTTCTGCATTGTCACTGTTTTTGATAAGAATAAATCGCGGCCTGAACGATAACGCTATGAAGGGGCCGTCGTTGCTGTTGTTATGCTGCCAGGTTCCAAAGGCGCTAAAACCAGCCACAGGGGCGAAGCAATAAGCCACGAAGGTCTGAGCACCTGTTGCTGTCCACGCACTTCCTATGTTCAGCACACTTGACGTAGGTGCAGCAGTCCAGATTGTGGAGTCACTCGCCTGTGCGCCGGTTGTATTCAACGTTAGATAGGACGTACCCCCAGCCAAGCTTGTGTGCCAAACGCCCCAACCACTTGTGTCGCTTCTGCGCTTGAAGATATAGAAGTGAGGCGCAACACCTAAACCGTGCCCAACAGTGAATGATCCTGAACTTGGCTGAGTGCCCGTTACAATCGAAACCCCTGCCGTAGCGTTGGCCCTCACTTGGCTGCTAATCGTGCCACTGGTGTTCGTGACCGTGCTCGATCCGCAGTCCCAGGTCCAGCCTACAAAAGTATCTCCAGAGGAGTTAAACAGTGGATTGCTGCCGAGATTGAATCCATCAGAATTAAACTGAGTAAGCGCATTGGTTGGACTTTCTTCTGCGTTCGTATAGTCGGAATACAAGTGCTTGTTTGCACCGCGCACAATATCAAACAAACCGTGTCCGGCAGACTGGGACCTGCGCTTGATCCAAACGAAATCTGGACTAAACGCTAGACCAGAAATTGTACGGTTTGAGTCATTGCCGCTCCACAGGAGCACATCCATCGCGGTATTGCCCTTGAGGATGGTCGGCTCGGGGAGATTATGCGAGCACAGTGCTTTGAAGCCTGAGGGTGGTGCATAGGCCCAACTACGTTGGCCGAAGTTCCAGTTGTAGGTAACTGACGAACCGGTATCAAAATCAGATCCGCCAAAGTAGTAGGAGCGCACCGTGACAGACGAAATAGTGCCTTGACTGGTGCCGTTTTTGTAAAAAGCTACTGTTCCATTGTCTGCGTCGTAGGCAATACCAATAACGTCGCCATTGCCAAATGATGCGCCGTAACTTGATGAAGATGCATCAACGTATTTATTGCCGTTATTGCCGTAGTAGGCAACACCGTTTAGAGATCCGGTCCAAGATGTTGTCGTGAAGTTACTGCTGGCAGATACCAAGCCAACTGCCGAGTACGACGAAGCAGATCCAATGGTGACTTCGGCATACCACTTGCCCGACAGTGGGGTGGCAATAGTCGAGGTGTGTGTTCCGTAGTTAGATGCGCTAGAGGCAACCTGCAGATTGCCGTTGGAGAATGTATCGCCGCCAGCGTTCTGCAGCGGGTTGATGGTCGCGTACGTGCCCCTTACCTCACCCCCCGCACCAGTGTCCGTGCCATAGCCTGTGGGTGAATCAACGAGCGAATCGTTGCCCGCACCAGATGCCACTGAGAAGTTGTTAGGCGTCCAGTTGTTGCTGCCCGCTGCATCCTTGCCAAGGGTCGTGGCCGTCGTGCCCGAGTTATCCGAGAAGGTCAATCTGAAGCCGTTGGTGCCGTAGCTGCCCGTGAAAGCCTTGGGTATGAGCTGGCCGGTGGTGGCGTCGGTTTCGGTGAAGCTGGTGGGATCTAGAGCGGAGCCGTCGATGAAGTGGATGTCGGCAAGGTAAGCTGCCAAATACGAACCGGCTACATTTGTTGCTTGTCCACCAATAAAATGACTGTGCGCCCCGTTGACATAGGTGTCAGTATTTAGCGCTAGGTTATTGTTAGTAGCAAAAGTCGTTATTTCGGTTCCATTCCAGTAGATTTTTAGGCGATTTGCTGCAGTAGCTTGAGTTGTGTCGCACGCAACAACTAGGTGCCCCCAAGCTGAATAATCTCTGAAAACTTGGGATGAAACCCTTAAATACGTACCGTTGCTATAAAAATCAAATGTATCGGGGCTTCCTGAAAGAATACCAAAACCAAAGTATGTGGTCGCCATCGCGTTCCAAGGATCGTTGGTATTGCCAGCCGCAAAAATAAAGCCAGACTTGGATTGCGTTCTTTTTACCCAAGCAGCAAACGTCCAGGTCTTTTGATTGGATGCGGACCCCGGAGTACGGTTCAGATACGTAGAGTCAACGCTGCCGTTGAACCTGAGGCTTCTGGAGATCTGGTAGGTAGTCGCAGCGTCAGCGCCAGCGCCAAGCAGGATGCCGTTATTGATAACGCTCATTTGAGGTCCGAAATCAGGCGGGCGGAAATGCGGGTGGCGGATTCGACGTAGTACGCCAGCACATCCACTGCGTTGGCCGTTGTCGTCAGCGTCGGTGCGGTGCCGCCGGGGAACTTGAACGCACTATTGAAGGACGCCGTTCGCCCTCCGGTGCCGTCCTGCGTGATCACGATCACACCGCTCTGGCCAGCCGTCACATTGCTAGGCGCTCCAAATGTCCGGTTGCCGCCGAGGGTGACGCTGAAGTTGTTGGCGTTGGCCATGTCGATGGTGATCGTCGCTCCATCGGTCAGTGCCGTGATGCTGCCGCGCTGGGCAACGGTGAAGTTCTGGTTGATGTTCGTACCAGCCACGGTGTAGGTGGCGTTCTGCAGCGTGACGGTCCGGTCAGCCGTTGGGTCGGTCACCGCCAGCGTGGTCTCAAAGCCGTCAGCGGTGCTGCCCTCAAATACCAGCGAACCTGCGCTGCCGATCTCCAGTGCGCCGGTAACCGTGCCACCAGCCAAGGCGAGGTAAGTGCTGGCTGCGGTGGAGCTGGTCAGCAGGCCCAGGTTTGCGGCGGTAACGTCGCCCACCGTGATCCAGGCGCTGTTGGCCGCATTGCGCAGCTTGAGCAGGGCAGGGCTGGCGCCGGTGTCGATCCACCATTGGTAGGCGTAGGTGGTGGTCGGGGCGGTCGAGCCGCTGTTCTGGCTGACGATCGCCGCAAGGATCGTGTTCAGCTCTGAGCGGAAGTTGGCGCCGCTCTGGTTCGCCAGTGAGTAGTCGGTTGCCTGCGCCATCAGGTGATCTCCCGGCCGTGGCCGACCGCCTGGTAATCGAAGTTCCTGTTCACAATGCTACCCCCGCTGTTCCTGAATGTGATCTGGAAGCCGGTTCGTGTCGCGTTAGAAAGCGTGAAGTAGTCGCCGGTCGCCATGTCCTGCGCGGTGATGCCCACACTGGGCGTGGCATAAAACGCCTTCGGGAACGTGACCGTGTAGGTGCCGGCGCCGCTGCTGAGGTTGCGCTGCGTTTCGGTGCGCCGCTGGAACTGCGTCACCACACCCAGCTGCTCCACGATCAGGTTCTGCGTCGGGTTGCTGGTCGCTGCCTGCAGCTTGAACTGGAAGCCACGCCCGCGGGTGGTGCCATTGACGAACGGCTGCCACAGGCCCCACGTCGGCGTACCGCTCGGGTTGTCGTTGGTGGCGCGCACATAAAGGCTGGCGTTGGTGGCGCTCAGGTCGTCGCCGTCGATGTCATCCCACAGGTCGATGTCCTCGCTGCGGTCGTCCACGTAGTTGCCCGGCTCAAACGCGCGGGTCTGCAGGATCGAGCGCAGGTCCATGTCGTAGACCGCGCCGAGGTCCAGCGTGTTCAGGAACTCATAGCTGCCGGTGCTGCTGGTGGCGCCGTAGTAGTCGATGTTCGTCACCGCATCCCAGTCGGTGATCTCATCCACCTCGCCGGTTGCGTCCAGCGTCAGGCCCGCCTCGTCGGCGCTGTAGATCATTGAGGTGCGGGTGCCTTGGAAAGGCGGGCTGTCGTCGTCCTCGCGGTAGGTCTGGATCAGCAGCAGATCCTGCGGCTCGGGTAGGTCCACCACCACCGATGCCACGCCGTCCGATTCGTTGTTGCTGGAGTCCACCGCACGGATGAAGTAGGTGCCCTCCAGTAGCGGAACGATCTTGCGGGTGCTGCTGCCAGCCACCGCCGGCACGATGTCGTTGGCGCGGCCCCAAGTGGCGTTGACGCCGATGTTGGGCGTGTGGCGGATGCGGATCTGCCCGCCGATGCGCACGTCGAGATCCACCGACTGCGGCCAATACAGCTCGGCGTTCTTGTCGTCGATCGGCGCAATGAACAGATCGGGGATGGTTGCCGGTGGAGCGGTCTTGCCCAGCGCCGTGTAGGTGAGGGTGGTGATGCCAGAGCGGCGCAGGCCGGGGCTCAGTGCTGTCAGCTCAAACTCGTAGCGGCCCGGCAGTGAGTTGAGGATCTCGGTGTCGGGTGAGCGGGTGGCCACCACCGTCCAGTTGCCGCTGTCCACGCGGTAGCGCAGCTCATAGCGCGCGGCAGACTGCACCGGCTGCCATGACACCAGCACCTTGCTGAACACCTGCCCGCCACTTTCGTAGAGCAGTTCTGATGCCTGCAGGCCGGTGGGCGTCGAGGGTGTGGTGTCGAGCGCCGTCACATCACGCGGCTGCAGCGGCACATCCCGCTCGATGTAGTCGTACTTGCTGGGGTCATGCGCCAGTGCGCTGATGGCAAACACGCCGTCTTCCTGCTCCTGCACGCTCAGCACGCGCCACAGCGATGGCTCTAGGTCGGTGGTGCCGATCACCCATGGCGCGCCAGCTGGCGGCACCGCACGCAACGCAGACGGCAGGGTCAGCGTGCTGCCGTTAAGCGCCGTGCCGGCGATGCCCTCGACCGTTTGCGTGGTGCCATCGGGCAGGATCACGCTGAAGTCGATGGTGGCCGGCATACCGTCCGCGAACAGATCCTCGGCGGAGCGGTCCAGCGTGAGAGCCTGCGCGGTGCCACCAGTGATGCGGCCGCCACGGAAGCGACCAGCGCGCACCGGATCGGTCACCTGAATGACCATGCCAGGGCGCACCACCATGCCCTCGGCGGTCGCGGTGCTGAAGCTGCACACCTCGGTTTCGTTCTGCTCGGAATACAGCAGCCACTCACCGATGCGCCGCGCTTGGCCGCGGCTGGTGCAGGCAAAGGCCGACACCTCCGCCTTGACCACGCCGAACTTGCTGATGCCGGCGGCGTCCTCCACCACCTCGTAGGCGATGTCGCGGGTCTCCAGGTCCAGGTAGCTGACCACCGCGACGGTGTGGCGGGTCTTGAGGCTGCTGCCGCTGTAGCTGAAGCCCTCCTCGGTGACGTTCGACTGGGTGAAGATGTAGCTGGGGTCGGCGTCGCGGTCCTGCGCGATCGTCAGGCTGCCGGTGCTCCAGTACGGCATGGCCCGGAACACCGAGCACATGTCGTTGATCAGCTTGTAGGCGTCCTCCTGCGTCTGGATGTTTATGTTGCAGGAGAACCGCGGCTCGGTGCCGCCAAAGCCATCGGGCACCAGCGCGCTGGCGTATTGGCTGGCGGCATAGAACGCCCACTTATCCAGCTGGCTGGCGCTGATGTGATCACCGAACCCGTAGCGGGTCGATGTCAGGAGGTCCCACAGGATCCAGGCAGGGTCGCTGCACCATTGCGCAGCAGCGAAGGTGCCATTCCACACACCGCTGTAGATCAGCCGGCCCGTGGTGGCATCCACCGTGGCGTTGTTGGGGATCCGCACCTTGATGCCCCGGATTCGGTAGGAGCGGGTGGGAATGTTGCTGAACTGCTCGGCGCTCAGCGTCATGCCGATCACCGCGCTGTTTGGGTAGGTCGTCTTGGCGTAGATCAGCTCGGTGTAGCTGGCCCAGAAGATCTCGTCCTGGATGCTTTCAGAGCCGCTCTGCGGCGCATCTGCTGTCAGCCGCACCACGCGCACCGATACCGGCGGCGCCTGCGTCAGGTCAATGCGATAGCGGCGCTGATACAGGTCAGCCGTGCGGCCGGTGAAGGAGTCCTGAATGACCGTGGTGTACGGGCCGCCGTTGTAGGAGGTCTGGATCTGAAACTCCACCTGCCGGCCATCCACGTTGCCGTTGGCGCGGAAGATCTGTAGCGCCGGCACCGATAGGGTGACGCGCACGCCGTTCACGTCGGTGTCGGTGATGGTGCGGGTCACAGGCGCAGCCTGCGTCACCTTCACGTTCACCGGCACCTCGCTTTGCGTGGAGGTGCCGATCTCGGTCAGGTAGCTCTGGCTTTGCGTGCCCAGCCGAAAGCTGATCGAGCTGTACTCAAAATTGAGGTCCGCGCGCGTGAGCGTTGATGCGGGGTCGGCGCCATCGCGCAGCACCGGGGTGTTGTTGAAGTAGATGTCCTTCAGTGCCGCGTTGTACCAAGCGGTCGTGAAAGGGGTGTAGCTGCGCTGGGCCGGGAAGCCCTCGATCTCGCCCTCGCTCAGCAGGTCGATGACGCGCGCAAACTGGCGTGATTCGAGGTTGTCGCGCGTGACCGATGGCGAGGCCGGTGCGCCGCCACCGCCTTTACCGCCGCCACCGCCACCGCCACCTGCGCCAACAATCAGCTCATCCATCAGACCGGCACCTCCTCGGTGTTGATGCCAGCCGAGATGGTGACGCTGCCCACAACGGTCTCGCCGTAGACGATCGGCACCGGCACACCTTGGCGCGACACGTTCTGGATGCCGCTGAAGCTGTAGGACTTGCGCGGGTCGTTGGTGCTGTCAGATCCGGTCTGCATCTGCGGCATCGGTGTCAGCAGCTGCGCTACCCCGCCAAGAGCTAGCGAGGCGCCGACGCCCACCAGCAGCTGAACGCCAAGCGCGCCGATGCCCGGCACCAGCAGGCCCACGGCAACTAGCGCAACGCCCGCAATGATCCGGCCGACAGCGCCGGCGCCTTGCACCACCGGCACGATGCGGATCGGCTCGCCAGCGGCGGACGGATACTGCAGCTGCTCAGGATGTGCGCCAGCCTCCAGCTCAAAGCGGCCCACGCTCACCTTGTAGTGATGCTTGACCATGTGCCCTTCCAGCTGCGGGAAGTTGGCCAGCAGGAACCGCACCGCCTCAGCCGGTGAGCTGACATCGGCCTCAAAGCTGCGCTGCCCGAGGAACTTGGCCAATGCCCCGTAAACCTTGATGACTCGCAGCATCACGCGCACCTGCTGGAGTGTCTGAGCACACGGCCCGTGTTCTTCTGATAGTAGCCACCGTAGACATCCCGCGAGCTGAGCCGGCCGCGAATGTGATGCAGGATCATCTGCTGGCCAACGTAGACAGCGCAGTGGTTCAGGCCCGGTGAGTCCATCGAGATCAGCAGCATGTCGCCCACCTTGATCTCGCCGCCGGTCACATCAACAAAGCCGGTCTCCTGCCAGCAGTCGTCAAACATCGGCGCAGCGTTGAAGTCCACCGGGTTGATTGGCCGCTGCCAGTCGCGCAGCTGCAGGCCCCAGGCGCTGTACCAGTCACGCACCAGCGTCCAGCAGTCGCTGACGCCCCACACCCACTGCCGGCCGATCAGTGGCGCTTGGTAGCCGCTGGGGCGGTGCTCGCACCATGCCTTAGTGCCGGGGTTGACGATGAACCACGGCAGGCCGCTTTGCTCGCACGCCATGCGATCGGCATCGCTGGGCACCGCCGGAGTAGTCGGGTGGCTGTGGAAGATGGCGAACACGTCGCCGGCATCCTCGGCCGCGGCGTAGTCGTCCGGGTCAAGAATAAAGAAGTCCTGCGGCGTTGGCGCCAGGTTGCGGCAGGGCCAATACCGCCGGCGGCCCTTGATCACCACCACCAAGCCGCACGCCTCCCGCGGCGCTTCTTTCAGCGCATGGGCCAGCGCGTCATCCTTCCACGCCATCACACATAGCCTCCGATGCCAGGGAAGGATCCGAACGGGATCTCGGCGTTTTCACCAAACCGCAGTTTGCAGCTCGTCAGGCGCTTGCCGCACACATCCTTCAGCGGATCGCCGGTGCCGGTCTGGATGCGAGGCTCACCGGCCTGCGAGATGCCCGCCTGCCATACCTGCACATCACCAGCGGTGAGCAGCACTAGGTTGGCGTCGTTCTGGATCACCGCGCGGTTGGCGAACCCCGTTGCTGCGTTCACCTGGTAGACCGCCGAAACGGTCGTGAGCGTGCCGTATCCCACCGGCGCGCGAAACGGGTTGCCTAGGCTGGTGGTGATCGTTGCGCTGAAGGTCTCATTCAGCCGCCAGAGCCCCGTGGAGCTGACCACGGTGGCCGCTGCGCCTGATCCACTGGTCTGCCGCCACCGGCGCGTTGCTGACGGGTACAGCGGCGCCTCAGCCGATGGGATCGTCTCGCAGGTAGCTGAGAGCTGCAGCGTGATCGACCGGCTGCCGACGTTGAAGGTGTAGTTGGCCGTGCGGTTGGTGCCCGCCGAGTAGCTGTCGGCATTGCCGAGCACTTCATGGAAGAAGGCGCCGTTGCGGCCGGCGCGGATGTCATCCGGCAGCCAGTTCAGGTAGGTGATGCTGGTCGGTGCCCCGAGGTTCGCGGTGTTGGTCTGCCAGACCACCGCATTGCCTGAGGTGTAGAGCACTAAGTTGCCGTCTGTCTGCATGGTCAGCCGGTAACCGCCAAGCCCGCCGGTGTTGGTCTGCCACAAAAACCCGAGGCTCTGCTGCTGTGACTTGTCGCGGATGAAGAAGTCGCCGCGCGGGCCAACGCGCGCGATGTACCAGCCATTGGCTGAGACGATCTGCTGCTCTAGGAAGATGCTCGACCCAGCACTCAGCGTGGCGCTGCCGGCCGGGAAGTTAGGCGCCGCTGCGCTGTTGAGCGGGGTGTCGTTCTCATCGAAGTAGTTGGTGCCGGTGTAGCCGCACTCAGCGCCGCGGTACTCCCATTGGCAGATGTTGCTGATGCACTGACGCTTGGGCGCGCGCACGCCCGCCAGATCGAACGCTGCAGCCAGCTCAAACTCCACCACGTCGCGTGTTTCTGCTGTTTTGCGATCGACGTAGTAGATCTCCTGCGGCGCCTCAGCATCGGGATCCGGCGTGCCAAACGGGTTGACGCCACCGTCAAAGTTGACCGGATCAAGGAACCGGCTCAGCGTGCGGATGCGGATGAACTTCGCGCCGGTCAGGTCGTTGCCCGGCGTGGTCTCATTGACCGCGATCATGATTGCCGTGATCGTGCTCAGCAGGTTGGCCACCCTGAGCTTTGGCCGCGGCAGCTGGCCGTTGCCGCTGTATTCGAAGCCCTCCGCCTGCACCGGCAGGGCGATGTAGCTGTTGCCCTTCCAGATGATCTCGCCGGTGTTCGTGAACTTGCCGTTGCCGCCGTTATGGAAGCGGTAGATCTCGTTGGTGCCGTGTACCGCTGCATTCAGGTGCAGCTCGTACAGGTCGATGATGGCGAACGGGGAGCTTTTGATCAGCTCCTCAAACATCATCGTCATAGATCAATCACCTCACGGAACTTGGCGTTGATGTTGTTGAGGTTGCAGGCGCTGTGCTCGCTGCTCCAGCTCTCGCACACGAACGCGCGCGTCTCACCGTGCGGCGTTGTCCAGTTGAACTGCTCGACGCCACCGCGGGCTGAAAGGAACGTGAGGATCTGATCGCGCTCGGTGTCGGTGCGGTTCTCAAACACCAGATCCCACTGCTTGAGGTCAGTGCGCAGGCCATAGCGCAGCCGCTGCTCGTAGCCGTCGCCAAACTTGACGGTGCGCACCGTTGGCTGGCTGTTCTGCGCCGCCGGGAAGCTGGGTGTCCAGGTGAAGGTCGTAGCTGCCATGGTTTATGCCGGGATCAGGCCGCCAGGCCGCTTCTGCTTGATCAATTCTGCCTGCACCGCCTGCGCGATCACACGCGCCAGCGCTGCGCCTTGACCCTGATCGCCCTGCACGCTGGTGCCCTTGGCATCCACGTTCACGGTGATGCTGGTGCTGCCGCCACCGGCTACGCCGAGCTTGCCATCAGCGCCACGCCGCAGGGGCAGGATCGCCTCTGGACCGGCCTCACCCATCAGGCCGAGCCGGCCAGCGCCACCGTTCGCAAAGGGGAAGATGGTGGGGCGGTTGACGATGCCGCCCATCGCAAACGCCTGCAGGCCGTTACGGTCGAACGCGCCGCCATTAGCGAAGACCCCGCCGGGAAACAGCTTGCCCTTGGAGAGCAGGCCAGCGCCGCTGGGGAAGCCGCCACCCGGCAGCAGGCTTTGGATTGCCTGCAGGATCGGCGCGATAATCAGCAGCCGCGTCACCATCCGGGTGGTCTCCTCCACGATCGACAGCGCAAACTGCCGGAAGCTGAAGGTGCCGGTGGTGGTCAGCGTCACGATGGCATCTTCTAGGCCCTTGAAGGCGTTCTGCGTCAGGCTGCTGATGCCTTGTCCCAGCGTGCCGATGCTCTCCAAATAGGAGCTGATGCCATCGCGGAAGCCGGCCAGAACGCCTCTGGTGGTCTCCGTTGCGCTGCCCCACTGGGCCGTTTTCAAGGCCGCCTCATAGGCTTCGTCGCCCAGTTTCTTGTAGGCGTCCTTCAGCTCGGTTTTCTCCTGCACGTCGAGCTTCTGCAGCTCAATGCTGCGCGTCCGCTGGATGTTTGCTTCTTGCTCAACGCTCAGCGCCCGTGCCATCTCCTTGTTGGCGGCGTCGATCACCGCACGGCGCTTCTCGTCGTACTCCAGCTGGATCTTCTTGACCGGATCGGCCTCGCGCAGGATGGCCAGCTCGGCCTTGGCCTGCTCCAGCGCGCTCCTCGATGCCGTCAGCGCCTCACGCGCTTGCCGGGCCTTGTCCGCCGCAGCCTTGGCGCTGTTTCCGCTGCCGCTGTTGCTGCCCAGCGCGCTCAGGTCAGGCGTAAAGGTGTTCAGGCCACTGTTGGGGCCGGGCTCGTCCTTGCTGGCGCGGTTGTTGGCAGTCCGCTGCGGCCCCATCTGGAACGCCCGCACGCCCACGCCGGCAAGGTAACCGACAGGGCTGGCGCCAGCCAGGTTGACCGCCATCTTGCCGGCTGAGCCCAGCGCCTTGCGGATCGGCTCAGGCAAGGCGTTCCACAGCGTTGCGATTGCTTTTTGCACTTGCCCGAACGCTTGCCGTGCGGCGTTGGCAATGAAGCCGAACGGGCCAGCAAATGCATTGCCGATGGCGGTTGCAGCGCTGCTGGTGGCGCCCACCAGTGACTGCCAAGCGTTGCTCACGCCTTGAGCAGCTGCCCTGCCAAATGCCGCCACGTTCTTCATGGCGTTCTGAAAGTCGGTGCTGATGATCGTGCCGACGTTGTTGACCCAGCTCCTGAAGCCTTCGTTGTTGTCGTAGAGCGCCTTGCCCAGCAGCCCGAGCGCCGTCACGCCAGCAGCCACCCAGCCCCAGCCCGGAATCGCCAAAATCGCCAACCGCAGGCCCTGAAGGTGCCCGATCAGCATCGGCATCACACCGCCAGCCAGCGCGGTCTGGTAGCGCAGAATCTCCATGCCGTTGGCCAGCGATGCGACCACGCTTAGGCCGCCCTTCAGTAGGCCGCTCAGCGGACCCCACGCCAGCGCCAGCGTGGCGGCCCCAACGGCCGCGGCCTTCAACGGCTCGGGCAAACTGTTGAATCCGGTCACCGCCGCCGTCAACGCATCAGTGATCTGATCCAGCGCCGGCAGCAGCGCGATGGTCAAATCCATGCCGAGCGCACGCACCTTGCCGCCAAGCATCGCCAGCTTGTCGTTGTATTCATCCGCCTTCTGCGCAAAGGCGGTGGTCATCTTGGTGCTCATCTTGTCGATGGCATCGCCGCCCATGTTGAGCAGCGGCACCAGCTCCGCACCGGACTTGCCAAACAACCGCAGCGCCAGCGCCGTCTTGGCCGCACCGTCAGGCATGGCCTTGAAGCGGTTGGCCACCTCCAGCATCACCCGGTCGGCAGACTTCAGCGAACCGTCAGCGTTCTTCACGTTGACGCCCAACGCTTGGAAGGTGGCTGCCGACTCCTTGCCGCCGGCAGCAGCGTCCACCATGGCCTTGTTCAACTTGACTAGGCCCTTGCTCACGCCCTCCAGATTGGTGCCGCTCACCGCCGCGGCCTTGTTGAAGCGGCTCAGCGCCTCGACCGATACGCCAGTGGCCTGCGACAGGTCGTTCATGCTGTCGGCCGCATCCAGCGTGCCCTTCACCATGCCCGCGAGGCCCGCCACGCTCAGCAGCGGAGCAAGGGTGCCCAGCGCCCCGGAGAGGCCCGCAGAGGCGCCTGTGAGCCCCCGCATGGCGCCGCTGACGCCCTTGGCCGAGGTCTCCAGCGAGGTCAGCCCGCGGTTGAGCGCGACGATCTTGTTGCCGCCATCAACGTCGGCGCGGATCTTCAGCGCGGCGTTCATGTTCATCGCCATGCCTCAGTCCCCCTGCTTTGCGATGTAGGCCAAAACTGCGCCTTCCATGATCTGCAGATCCTCCAGCAGGGCGCGGTGGGTGGCCTCCTCTGCAATCAGTTTAAGAACCCACGCCACTGCCACATAGTCCAAGCCCACCGGGCCGCTCATGCCGGTGCGCCATTGCGTTTGCACGCGCAGGAACAGCTCCACCACCGGCCAGTTCTCATCCCACACCTCAAACTCATCGGCAGCCGCGATCGGCTCCGGCAAGCTGACGCCCAGCACCGCGGCGTCATCCTCTGTCTCATCCTGCTGGCCGCCGCGTGCCCAGTGCTCTGCGGCCTCAATCAGTTTTTTCGCTTCGCTCCCAGCAGCGAGTTGATGTAGCCCTCGACCACAGCAGCAGACACGCCGGGCACGTCCAGCAGCTGCGCCTTGGCGGTTGCGCTGTAGGGCACATCCTTGCCGGCGTCGTCGGTAATGCCCTTCCAGCCGGCCAGCACCTCATCCGCCACCTCTAGGTCGGTGGTGGTCTCCGCTCTGGCGGCCGCGATGATCTCGTTATTGCGAGCCTGCGGCAGGCGCTTGAACTCGGCGTCGAATGTTTGCCGGTCGAACCGGCCGCCGTCGATGGGGATCTCGACGGTGACCGGCCAGACGTAGGTGTCGGACTGCTTGAGGACAAACGCCATGCAGGAAGCTCCTTGGGTTAGGTGAAGGAGAGGGTCAGTTCATCGTTGCCAGCGCTGGTCGGAATAGCCAGGTAGGGCAGGTTCAGCATCTGGATCCCGTCCTGGTCAGAGTAGGTCGGGCTGCCGATGTCGGACTGAGCGGTGGTGAACGTCACGATGTTGCCAGCTGTGGCGCCGTGCTGGAAGCTGATGCTGCCAGTGCTGGAACCGTTGGCGATCGTGAAGAAGTCCTTGGTGGCGATGCTTGGCGCCTCGATCACCACGGTGCCGTTGGGGCCGCGGTTGGTGATCAGCACCTCCTTAGTGCAGCCCACCAGTTCGCGGTAGACGGTCTCGTTGGCCAGATCGAAATTCAGGCTTTGCAGGCAACCGCTGTAGCTGAAGATCGAGAAATTGCTGGTGTTGCCGTTCTTGAAAATGAGCGGCGCAGCCTGGTTGGCGTAGGTCGGCGCGGGCAGCGTCTCGTCGGTCGGGGCGTTGTAGATCCCGGTCATCGTGAAGGTGATGAAGGGGATAGCCCCCACCTCCGCGCTGAGGCTCCAAGTGCCACGGCAGCCGGTCACCTTGTGACGAATGCCGTCGTTGTGGAAGTGGATCGTCACCGAGCTGAAGCTGCTGCTTACCGGCGCGTAGGTCACGCTGGTGGTGGCCACCACGGTCTCGGAGAGGCCGCAAGCCTTCAGCACCGGGCCGTAGGCCGGGGCGGTGCCAGCGGTGCCGGAGCCAGCCAGTTCAACCTCAAAGCTCACCTCGACGCGGGTTTGCGCGAGCAGCTGATCGCTCACGCCGAGGTAAGGGCGGATGAGGTCGCGGGAGACGGTTTCCGCCTGCAGCGGGGTGATCTCCAGGTTGCGCACCAGGATGGCGTTGGATGCACCCGTGGGGGTGGGATCCGTGCCGTAGGTGGACTCAGTTTTTGCCAGGATTAGGCGCTTGCGGCTCAGGAGCGGCATTGCTCGTTACCTCTTTTTGGGGTTCGGAGAAGGTGGCCGGCTCGGTGCGCTCAATGAGCTTGCGTTTGCCGGTTTTGGGATCCAGGAGGTAAGTCCCGCCCTGGCCTTGATACTCGTCCATCGTAGCCATCATCCCGTTGCCAGATTAGTGACGTTGGTGCGGTAGCGAATCAGGTAGTCGCAGCTGATCACGCCAGCTGGCTGATCCGCCTCCACCAGCTCAAAGGTTACGGCCTGCGGCTGGATGTCGATGGCGTATCCGCCCAGGGTCAAGTCTGCCATCAGCTTGCTGTGCAGGCTCTCCACGGTGGGGTCGGCCAGCTGGTCTGGAATGGCGCCGCGCACGATCACGCTGATGCGCACCGTCAAGCTCCAGTCCA